GTCGACGGACTCAGGGCGTCCATAACGCTCAAGATGATTCCTGTCAACGAATGGCTCTTCGCTGCGCTTAAGGAAAAACTTAAGTAGAGCACCAGCATCTTCCAATTTGTCAGACGGAAGCTTGCTGACCACCTTCATGCCCTTGACAAGAGGAACCTGAAGGTCAGAACATATCTTACCAGTCTCATGACCGGTAAAGTTATGTTTGCCCAATATAGGAGAAGTCTCTCCAACCGCAGGAAACGGAATAATCCGCTCAACTAGGTTGTCGAGATATTTTGTGGATCTCCATAATCCCCTCTTATAGAGTTGATTACGGAGTGACACCACAGAAATAATCTCCTGAGCGTCACTCTGTCGTGTTGGGAGTACTCTTCGGACGCGAACGACGGAAACGTCTTCGCCCTTGTAGTAATCCTTTCCGCAAGACTCTCTGAAATAACCAGTCCAGAAAGACTTGCCAGCGTTGACCTTGAACCCAAAAGTCTCAAGGTTGCTGACGACAGAACGCACATAACGGACGGGGACGATAATATCGTCACCGTACGTGCGCACCTGACCTCTGAATGACTTAATGTCATCATTGGTTAGCGGTCTCTTAAGCTCCTGCTCAATCCCTAGGAATATCACTGTCATAAAGACAAGCGACTCCATAGGAAAACAGAGAGCTGAACCCATAGATGCGAACTTGGCAAGGCGGATTATCTCCTTTTTACCCTTGACAAGCACTTCAGCTTTACGGGAACGTGTTGCATCAACCGCCTCACCTAGGTGAGGATGGTTTTTGAACATGAGCCTTACGAGCTGATTCGAAACACGGTCCGATGCTTCACTCAAATCGAGTGTTGCAAGGTCACCAAAGAGTGACCCTAGTCGAGCAAGATCCTGATTAGGGACATTACTCTTCCATTGGATAAAGTGTCGGGCGTTGTCATTCGCCTCGATCGCTTTCTCGAACGATTCCAATATTGCCTGTTGCGTATATTGCATCGCAGTCGGTTCTATTGCAATAATTCGAGGTGTTTTGAGCGTCTTAGGAACAAGAACAACCCTTACGGGTCGTTCTTTTCCGGGTTCGAGCCAGTTAATACGGTCAAGGTTAGAGATGTATTTCC